CCATCACCTACATTCGCCGCTACCTGTGGCAGCTCGTTCTTGACATTGTGGAGCATGACAGTATCGACAGCGGCGAGTTTGACACAACTCCCGCCCCCGCTTCCACCGTAACCAAGAAGCCCCCTGTGACCACCGAACAGCGTCAGGAGATCAAGAAGGAACTGACCGGCGCTCCTGCTGGTGCTGCCACTGAGGAACAGGTCAGTACGCTGAAAAGTCTGCTGAAAACGCTCATGGATATTGACGCAGAGCAGGAACAGTTCGTGCAGACCATCGCCATGAAGACCGAGGGCTTTTCTAAGATCGAAGCCGACAAGTGTGACGCTCTGATCGAGGGCGTGAACAATATGCTGGCTGGCTACGAAATGAAAACGGCGAAGGAGGGCTAAGGCATGATTGAAATTGATTGTCGCAAGTGCGCCAATGCAGACTTGGAAGCGGATTGCTGTAAGCTCTACGGTAACAATCCTGATACTGCCGTTCGGGAATGTGCCGCTGACGAATTTGTGAATTATAAGGAGGTAAACGAAAATGGAATGGCTTGACGGCAACAAAATCCAGATTATCCCTCCCAAGCGTCCGAAGAAGCTGACTGGTACTCGCTTCGCCACTATCCTCGGTCTGAACCCGTGGTCTACGCCGTTCGAGATTTGGTGTGAAGTGACCCGCACCTATCAGAAGCCGTTCGAGGACACGATCTACACCATCGCTGGTAAGACCATCGAGCCTAAGCAGGCTGAGTACATGAAGCAGACCTACTTCATGAGCAATCTGGTCACACCGACCGACATTTGGGGCAAAGACTACTTCCGTCAGACCTACGGTGACTTCTTTAGGGAAAGCCCCGTTCTCGGCGGTATGTGGGACTACTTGCTCTATGGCAAAGATGGCAAGCCCACCACCGTCCTCGAAATGAAGACTTCCAAGCGTGTCGAGGACTGGAAGGACGATATTCCTGAGTATTACGCTTTGCAGGCGGCGTTGTATGCTTACCTTCTCGGCGTGGACGAGGTTATCATGGTCGCTTCCTTCCTCGAACCAAAGGATTACGACAATCCTGAGAAGTTTGTGTGCAGCGGTGAGAATACTATCACCCGTCCCTTTAAGGTGTCTGAGCGGTATCCTGACTTCGAGAAGAAGTATGTGAAGCCCGCCCTGAAATGGTGGAAGGACTTCGTTGAGAGCGGTATTTCTCCCGCCTTTGACGAGCGTAAGGACGCTGAAATCCTGAAAGCTCTCCGCACCAACAACCTGTCCCCTGAAACGGATATGGCAGCGCTGGTTAAGGAAGCCGAAGACCTGAAAGCCAAGCTGGACGCTCACGCCGCTGAGGTGGCTGAGGACGAAAAGCGGTACAAGGTCTTGACCGACATGATTAAGAAAGCCGCAATCGCTCAGTTCCGTGACGGTGACAAGAAGGTGTCTATCGCTGGCTCTGCCTATAATTGGGAAGTCAGCCGTACTTCCACCACGAAGATCGACAAGGACGCTATGAAAGCGGACGGTATTCTGGCGAAGTACACGACCACCGAGGACAGCTACCGCATTTCCCCAAAAATCATTAAGGAGGATTGACCTATGAAGTTTTCCAAGTTCGTGAAGTCCCTCGCCCCTGATGGCGGCGCTATCTACGAGTACATGGACGAACGCTGGCTTGCTTCCCCGTCCGTACTTATGCTCATTCCCGATGGTATCCGCAGCGTGACCGGGTACAGCAACGAGAAAATGCCTGACGGCATTGGTCGCCTGATTTCTCAGGTCGGTTGCACTGAGTACGCCACGCTGGTCAAGGCAATCATGCCTGAGCCGGACGGCGCAATCAAGGATTGTGTCCGTATCTTCGCCACGCAGGACAGCACCATGACCCTCCCCATCACCAATGATGACTGGTCGCTGATCGAGAAGTCTGACTTCTGCGAAATCTTGTACGCTTACGATCTGGAAAGCGACAAGAGCGTACCGAAAGCCCTGCTGGTCAAGCAGTACGCCAAGTACCCCGATGACGAAGACCAGTTGGTTGGTATCATCTTCCCCTGCGAGTACACAGAACAGCTCAATTTCTACACCATGAAGGAGGACAAAAACAATGGCTAAAATCGGACTCACCGAGGGTTTCACCCTCATTCCCGAAGGTACTCATGTCTTTCAGATTACCGATGTGAAGTACAAGGAAGACTTCGGCAAGCTGGAAGTCTATATGCAGACGCAGAACGGCAGTAAGCACATCGAGCGCTTCTCTCTGCTGAAATCCGATGGCTCTCCCAACGAGGGTGCATATAACGCTTTCAGCTACTTCGCCAAGACTGCCCTCGGCAATTTCGACCTGACCGAGATCGACCACACTGACCTGATTGGTCACTTCATCGAGTGCGATGTAGAGCATGATGTTCAGGAGAACAAGAAGAAGCCCGGACAGAGTATTACCTTCGTCCGTTTGGCTGATAAGCGCCCCTCTGAGGGCTGGGGCGGCTCTGGCAATACGGTTGCTACCCCTGCTGTTAAAACCGCTCCTGCGGCTTCTCAGGCCGCTCCTAAGACCCCGATGGATTTGGCAGCTCTCCTTGGCTGATACCGAGTGCGAGGGAGGGCTAATTTGAAAGGCTCTCCCTCGCCAATGGTATGTTGAAAACTATGTTGAAAGTGAGGATAAGCTACAATGGCAGAAGCCTATATTTGTTCGCTCTCCAAGGTTCAGCGCCACGCTGAAATCTGCAAGGAGATCAATAGGCTCTATGAGCAGAAGAACCATGACTACGGTGACAGCTTCCACCAGACCTTCGTGGAAGAAGGAATGGCGATGGCTCGTATCCGTTTGGGCGATAAACTCAGCCGCTTCAAGACTCTCTCCCGTGGCTGTGAGCAGAAGGTCAATGACGAGTCTATCCGAGACACCCTGATTGACCTCGCCAACTACGCCATTATGACGGTGCTGGAAATGGAGGTTGCGGAAGATGTTGCAGATTAAAACCATTCGGAACCGTTTGGACAATCCCACCCTCTTTGACGATGAAGTAAATGCGGCTCTGCATGATGGGTGGACTCTGAAAAAGAGAACCGTTCTGCGGCCTATCGGCCAGTCCGAGTCCGTCTATATGCACACGATGTTGTATGCAGAGTTGGAAAAGGAGGTCGCTGACGATGACGCTGAATGATTATCAGAAAGCTGCCGAGCGTACCTCCGGCAACCTGACTTCATGGGATAAGGTTCGCAACGGCTGTTACGGTCTGAACGGCGAAGCCGGAGAGTGCATTGACATTCTGAAAAAGACCGAGTTTCAGGGTCATGCTTTCGACCCGATGAAGATGGTTGACGAGCTGGGCGATGTTCTCTGGTATGTCGCACAGTTGGCAACCGGCTTGGGTGTGACCCTCGAATATGTGGCACAGCACAATGTCGATAAGCTGCTGGCTCGTTACCCTGACGGGTTCGACAGCGAAAAAAGTATTCACAGAAAGGAGTACGAAAATGGCTAAGATTTTCAAATTCACAGGTTATTTCGTTGATCCCGCTGGCGAATGTAACAAGAGAGATGTAAAGACCGCTCTCGAAGAAGTCACAACTAAAGCTCTGGACATTTTTTCACACCATGTCGAGGTGAAAGAAGTAGAACTTGGGGAGTGGGGCGATGACCACCCTCTCAACGCTTGCGAGTGTCCCGTGAGTGAATGTGAGAAATATTTCGGGGAGGGTTATCATGGCTGACTGCTTCTCCAAGTCCGAAGTGACCGATTTTCTGAACTTCATGAAGCTGCCTGACGGAACCTCTGTTGTTTCCGATGACATGATGGAGTACCTGATGGCCTACGGCTTCTTCACCGCCCCTGCTTCCACCAAGTACCACGGTAATTACGAGGGTGGTCTTCTGAACCACTCCCGCATGGTCACGGAATACCTTCTGGCGCTCACTCAGGCCAATCACCTGATCTGGCGCAAGGCTCGTTCTCCCTTCATCGTGGGTATGTTCCATGACCTGTGCAAGATCGACCAGTACCGCCACCCGGTAACAGGCCACATTGAAGAATTTAATGGTGGGTGCACACCAATCTATGACGAACAGGCGTGGGAATACAATCCCGACACCCTTCTGAAAGGTCACGGCGATAAGTCCGTCATGCTTCTCTCTCAGTTCTACACGCTGACTGATGAAGAAATTATGTGTATCCGCTACCACATGGGCGCTTTCACCGACAAGTCTGAGTGGAATGACTACACCAGAGCAGTCAGACAGTACCCGAATGTGCTGTGGACACACCAAGCCGATATGCTGGCAAGTCATGTTGCGGGAGTGTGAAGTATGTATATTCCAACGGTTTCTTTCGATTTCGATGGCGTAATTCATTCCTACCGAAGCGGGTGGAAGGGTGCCGCTGTTATCCCCGACCCTCCCGTAGAAGGGATTAAAGAGGTCATTGAACAACTCATAAGCGATGGTTTATGTGTGGTCATCTGTTCTTCTCGTGCGGAGTCCTTTGAGGGACAGGCGGCGATTGCTGAATGGCTGAAACACTACGGGTTCCCGATGGTGCAAATTCAAGCGAGAAAAGTTCCTTCCATCGTTCATGTCGATGACCGTACAATCTGTTTCGATGGCAGAACAAACAACCTCCACGAACAGATTATCAACTTCAAACCTTGGTATGAAAGGGAGTCTGAAAGTGAAAATCATTGAACCTTCTGTGGAGCTTATCAACGCTCCCGATTATAAGACCCTTCTGACCACCATCGAAGCCGCTGGGCGTACTTGCTACAAGTCCGAGGACAAAATCACGGACGGAAGTGCAGAGAAGTTCGTCCGGGGTATCATCAAGCGGGGTCACGAAGCTGTCATTGAGCATGGCTCTCTCACTGTCCGCTTCATCTGTGACCGAGGCGTGAGCCATGAGATCGTCCGTCACCGTCTGGCTGCGTTCTGTCAGGAGTCCACTCGGTACTGCAATTATGGCAAAGAGGGCTTCGGCGGTGAGATCACCGTCATTCGTCCCTCGACCTTCGCCAAGACCGACTCGACCTACCACATCTGGAAACGGTCGTGTGAACACGCTGAGGTCGCCTACTTTGATCTGCTGAATGAGGGTTGCACCCCGCAGGAAGCTCGATCTGTCCTTCCGAACAGTCTGAAAACCGAGGTGGTCATGACCGCCGATCTCAGAGAATGGCGACATTTCTGCCGTATGCGCTGCCCCGTAGCGGCCCACCCCGATATGCGGGTCGTTGCCAATATGCTTCTGACCCTGCTGAAACAGACCTATCCCGTCTTCTTCGAGGACATTGAGGTATGAGAATTAAGAAAGCTGGCGGCAAGGTATTCGGTGCGGTCTTAACTGCCGCCGAGAGAAAAGCGATGGACATGGAGATCAATCGTCAGATCGTGGAAGCCGACAGGCGCTACGCTGATGACATTGACGCTATGGTGCTTTACACTCTCCATGTTCACCTCGGTTTCGGCAAGAAGCGCCTGTGGAAGTTCTATGACGCTTTCTCTGCCGAGCATGACCGCCTTATTCAGTATTATCAAATGCCAGACGATTACACATGGCTCTGCAAAGAGATGTTGAAGCGTATCGGCGTTGATGTTGAAGCGTGGAACAAAGAAAGGAAAGAACCTGATGAAACTGAAAAGCATTGACGGCAAAGTGCCGTATATCATGGCTGCTGGAAAGGACTTCGTGAAAGATGAAATGTCGCTGGCGGCGGCAGAGCAGATTTGCTCCCGTGGAACGCAGACCACCAGCAAGCTCTTTCCTGATTTCCCCATCTGCGTAGATGACAAGTTCTATTTTGCTGGAACCTCGACAAAGCCCAAGTCCAGCAAGTCTAAGACCCCTTGCGAGGGCTGAGATTTTCAATCTTCCTGTGGTTCGTCACCATTGTCGCAGTCCTGTGCCTGAAATTACCCACGGTTGAGGTTGAAGAATCTTCTCCCGTTGTCGAGGTGGTAGAGGTAGTCACCCCGGAGCCAGAGCCGGAGGTGACACCTCAGCCGTGGACAGACGAGGAAGTGATTGTACTGGCGAAAATGCTATGGGGAGAAGCCAGAGGGGTCAGCTCTGACGCTGAGAAAGCGGCTTGTGTGTGGTGTGCGCTCAACCGTGTCGATCATGGCTACGGCGATATTATAACGGTCGTGACTACACCTAAACAATTCGTAGGGTACAAAGAGAAAAATCCGGTCGATGACGATTTGATTACTCTCTGTATAGATGTACTGACTCGCTGGTATGCAGAGAGAGAAGGTCAGGTTGAGGTCGGTCGTGTCCTCCCTGCGGATTACCTGTGGTTCTCTGGCGATGGCGAGAGAAACCACTTCCGCAACGCCTATCGTGGCGGTGATAGATGGGACTGGTCTTTACCGAGTCCGTATGAAAGCTGAGGTAAGCCTATGAGCTATTTGAATATACCCGCTGAGCTTCGAGGTGAAAAGGCATGGGTCAATGTGTGGGACGGGTCAAAGGTTCCCATGCAGGCTACCGTGAGAAAGGCGGCTTCTTCCTCTAATCCTGATACATGGTCAAATTACATTGACGCTGAACACAATGTCCAGCACGGCTACTATGACGGTCTTGGCTATGTATTTCACGATACAGGGGTTGTAGGTATCGACATTGACGATGGCTTTACTGATGGACTTCTAAACCCGCTGGCGGCTGACATTATCGGTCATTGCCACTCCTACACGGAAAAGTCTCGAAGCGGGAGAGGGGTTCACATTCTCGTTCGTGGAGAGCTGCCTTTCAAGGGTAAGAACAACCGTGCCGCCGTGGAGATTTACAAGAGCAATCGGTACTTCATCATGACCGGCGAGGTTTTGATCTTCTCCGAGATCGTTGAAAACCAGTCAGCGATTGACTATGTGATCGAGAAGTATTTTCCCGACACACCGAAGGAAAGTAACTCAGGTACGGTTGCCCCTCAGCGTATCTATTCTCCCATCTACCGCCGCCCTGAAAACGGCAAGCTGCATTTGAAGCCCGAATACCCGCCTATCATACCGGGAAGCCGGAACCTCAGCCTGACTTCTCTGGCGGGTCAGCTCCATAACCAAGGATACACCAAAACAGAGATTTACAAAGAGCTGTTGTACGCCAACTCCCAAGCCTGCAAGCCCCCTCTCCCGCAGTCAGAAGTTGAGTTGATTGTCAACAGCGTGACCAGATACAGGAGGTAATTATGAAACCTTATCAGCGTGGCGATGTTGTTATCATTGATGTTCCCATGCTTGCCAACAGTCATATTCAGGCCGGTAAGCGTCCGTGGGTGGTTGTGCAAAACAATGTCGGCAATCAGTTTTCTTCCACCAGTATTGTCGTTCCCCTGACCACTAAAATCAAGCGGCTCGAACTGCCGACCCATGTGGCTGTCACTTGGGGTTCTTTACAGCCGAGCATGGTTGAGTGTGAACAGGTGCGTGTCGTAGATGTGTCCGATGATTGGGAATACATCTGCACTCTGCCGCCTGAGATCATGCGTCATGTGGACACCGCTTTGAAGAACGCTTTCTTCTATGGGGAGGTGTAGATAATGACAAAACTCGAATATGACAGTTTGCAGATGGCGTTATCTGCCCTACTTGATAAAGAGCGGCTATATCGCAAGCGTATAAGCGGTAGTGAACAAGACGGTTATAAGATGGGTGTCAGAGCTTGTAAAAGCGCACTTTCCAACTTTAATCCAAACGGAAAAGGCAAAGGAGGTGAAATCCATGAGTGATGAAGTTATGACAGCCCCCGAAGAACAGGCTCTTTTCCAGCTCTCCAACGGTCGTTACATCATGGACGAAGCTCAGTCCAGAGTGATGTTTCAGATTAAGGAAGCACAGCCTGAGCATAGCCACCCGATCAGCGGTACGGGGTATTCGTGGGACGAGTCTGGCATGGCGGAGCTGTTCTCCGAGTGCTACAAGAATGATACCCGCTACTGCCCCGAAGCGAAAAGCTGGTTCACCTACTCCGAGGGCGCATGGCGTAAGGACACCGGCTCTCTGCTGGTAGCGGAGAAGATCAAAGAGTTCTGCCGCCTGATGGCTCTCTACTGCGGCGAGATCGCCAATGAAGAACGCCGCACCGAGTACATGAAGTTCATCGTAAAGATGGGCGACCGGCGCTTCCGTGACCGGCTGATGAAGGACGCTGCCAGTGTGCTTCCTATCGCTTCGGCGGAGTTTGACGCAAACCCCTACCTTATCAACTGCAAGAACGGCACTTTCGACCTCGAAAAGATGGAGTTCCGGGAACATGACTGGAAAGACTTCCTGACCATGCAGACCAATTTCAACTACACCTTGCAGGACGCACGGTGCCGCCGCTGGGAGAAGTTCGTTGCGGAGGTCACTTGCAATGATGAAGATAAGGCTGACTATCTGCAAAAGGCGCTGGGGTACTCCATGTTGGGTATGGCGAACGAGGAATGTATGTTCATTCTCCATGGTAAGACCACTCGCAACGGCAAGTCCACCATGCTCTCGGCAATTCACCACCTTCTCGGTGACTATGCTTCCGTGTCCCCCGTGTCGATCATCTGCAAGGCAGAACGGTCGAAGAACGCCGAAGCAGCGAACCCCATGCTGGCTTCCCTGAAAGGCAAGCGATTTGTCACGATGGCTGAGAGTAACCAGTATGGCAAGCTGGACGAGGAAACAATCAAGCAGCTCACGGGCGGCGAGGAAATCAAAGCCCGGAACCTCTATGAAACTGCCACGACCTTCCTGCCGCAGTTCACCCTTTGGCTCTCCTGTAACGATCTTCCCACTGTCAGCGATAAGTCCCTGTTCGCTTCCGACCGTGTGCGAGTGATCGAGTTCAACCGTCACTTCACCGAAGCGGAGCAGGACAAGAACCTGAAAAATGAGTTTCAGACGCAAGAAGCTATGCAGGGCATTTTCGCTTGGCTGGTCGCCGGATACTTCAAGTACAAGCGGTTCGGTCTGAAAATGTCCCCCGCCATGCGGAAGGTGGTCAACCAGTACGAGCGTGACAACGATCTGTGCTTGCAGTTCCTCGAAGAACGCTGTGAGCAGGCTGAGGGAGTCAACACCCGCTCGAAGTCTCTGTTTGACGCTTACAAGATTTGGTGCAAGTCCAACGGGTACTTCGCCTGTTCCGCCAAGCGGTTCAACGCCGACATGGAAACGCATCCTGAGTGGCACGGCGGCAAGGTTGTGTATCAGGGCTACCCCGTCTACAAGAACCTCAGACTGAAAGGAGCGTCCTAATGAACCGTTCATGTAACTCTATCCTCTGCCGCTTCGGTATCCACACAGCAGACCCGTATGTTCATATTCAGGTCAAGTGCCGTAATGGTTCTCACCGCTGGCAGAGCAATTATGAAGTCTGTAAGCGGTGCGGCAAACGCCTGAGAAAAATTCGTATTGTGAAGGAGCGTCCGTGATGAAGTGGAAAAGGATTAAGTGTTTCCTGACTGGTGGACACCGCCTGTACGATAAGAACCTTCAAACCATTCATGACACAAATGGGTATCACTTCATTAACTACTGCGTGAAGTGCGGTAAGGTGTTCGCTGCGTTCATGGCGGAAGATGAATTGAATGGCCTGATCGACCGAGACATTGAGCAGTTCAGAAAGGAGAGATTACATGATCGCAACGACTGAGGAACAACACCTACTGGAAAAGTGGCAGAAAAAGCTATGTTTGCAGGAGTGGCGCATAAAGCTCGTCACTCACCTTCGCCCCGAAGAAATGTCCGTCAGTAATGCGGCTGGGTGTACGGATTGGTCGGAGTCCATCAAGACCGCCCGTATTGAGATCATCAATCCCGCCTGTTACGGCGACCGCATTGTACCGTTCAACTTTGAAAAGACATTGGTGCATGAGCTGTTGCACCTGAAATTCTCTTTCTGGTGTCAGGACGAGTACAGCGTAGCTGATAGGCTTATGCACCAGATGATTGACGATCTCGCAAGAGCTTTGACGGAAGGTGACAGCGATGAAGACTGAATACTGCCCCGATTATGTGGGCGTTGCCTGCGTTGATGGCACTTGCCCTGTTGCCAACTGTGAAGAATACGCTGAGCGGTGTATACCTGTCATTTCCTGTTGCCGGGACTGCTTCTATTATAAGGGCTGTGAAGACTGTGCAATCTCTGACGATTGCGACCGAATGGAGGATAAACATGAGTAAAAAGTGTGTATGCGGTAACGAAATGTTCACCGTCTTCATGTGCCGCAAGTGTGAACACCTTCTGTATGTCGAGGAAGACGAGAATTTTCCTCAGAAACTCGGAAAAATCGCAGCTAAAGCCTGTCCCTGTTGTGGTGAACAGGACGAGGGACTGTGGAGACTTCTCGGTCGAGCGGAAGGGTTCGAGGGAACCGTGTTCACGGAGGAAAGCGATGAAGACTGAGAAAAAGAACCTCCGCCGTATTTCCATCGTAGTCACGGCACAGACCAAGGGCAACCTTGAACGGCTGGCGGCGGTCTGCGGGTACTCGGAGATCGGTCGGGTGGTTGACAAGCTCACCCGTGAAAAGATGATCTCCCTCCATGACTTTGAAAGAAAGGAGAAGCACTATGAATGATGTAATGGAGCAAATTAAAACGCTTTCTGCTACCTTGGACGAGGAAACCACCCGCTTTCACCCTACCGGTAAACTGCTGTTACTGGGTTCCTACGAGAGTGTATTTCTGAAAGCGGTCAAACGCAAGGCTGATCTATTGGGTATTGACTGTGACCTCACTCAATACCCCTGCCCTCCGTACAAGGCCGTGGTAGTGGACAGAGAAACCGTCCCGTCTGACATTAAGCTCACCGCCGAGGTTGACATTGACCACTCCTACTCACAGGGAATGTCATCGGTGTCTCAGGCGACTTTGGCGCTCCTGCTGGCATTGGACTTGGTTCATGCTAAGGACATTACCATTGTAGGTCGGGGTCACGCCGTTCAGAACTTGGCAAAGTACCTCACCCTCGGTAACGCAACTGTGACGGTGGCGCACTCCAAAACCAAGAGTCTCTTGCAAGCCACAATGAACCATGATGTGGTGATCTACGCCACACCGACTATCACGAAGGACATTTCCTACAACACCCGTGATCTGGTCATCGACCTCGGCAACAGTGTTCCTCACCCTGACCGTTTCAACTGCCCCTATGTGAACAGGATTGGTCAGCTCACCGTGAGCGTGTTGCTCAACCGCTTTGCGAGAAAGGAGCATAGGACATGAGTGACATTCTGACAACTATCGCCGCCGTTGAATGGATTGTTGTAGGCTGTCTATTCCTCTGGCGACTGCGCCACTGGAACCGCCGCTTTTCGGAACTCTATGACGAGCTGCGAAAGGAGATCGACCATGAATAAGGAAGACGCTCACATTGTCATAGCGATGGCAAATCACAACATGAATGTCACCGATGTTGCCCGTGCTATTTTCACACACAGAAATACCGTTCTCTATCACTTGGACAAGGTGAAGCGACAGACCGGGTTAGACCCTCGGCGGTTCTATGATTTGGTCGAGCTGGTGAAGATGGCTCAGGAGGTGTTGGAAAATGGGTCTTGATATTACGGTCATGGAACGCAAAGATGTTCGCTGCCCTCATTGTGGTGAGGTCGTCAATACGGTAGAGGTTGACGGTACTAACAGCGGCGGTAGTCTTTGGTATGACTTTCTGGAAAGGCTCGGCTACTATGTTCCTTACGAGAAGCGAACCAAGGAGAATGACTGGTATGGTAAGGACATGGTTCTTGACAACGAGCAGGCAAAGCAACTTGTCGATTACGCCGTGAAGAAAGAGGTCTACAACTGGGACGGTGTGGAGAGCGTTGTAGCAACAGCGCTCGCTCACGGGAACAAGGTGGTTATCAACGCCGACTGGTAGTTAGGTGATAAAGGTGATAAAGGTGAGTGTTTTTGCAAAGACTTTTTTCAAATTGGCGTGTTTTGAAAATTGTTTTTCGTATTTTAGGTGAGTTAGGTGAGTAATCGGGCATAAATGCCTATAACTCTCTCTTATACGCGCGTATATAGAAATAGTTATAGGGAAATGCACCCGATTACTCACCTTTATCACCTTGGCGACTTTGAAAGGAGAAAACGACTATGGCAGATGAAATTGTGAAAAAGCGAACTCGGCCTGATCGTAAGGAAGCCCTGAGCGTCCATACAGAGCCGGGTGACAATAGAAAATATCTGGAACATTCGATGGTCATGTTGGACTGGCCTGATGTGAATGTGAGAGAGCCTGAACAGGTCAAAGAGCGTATGGGTATGTATTTTGCTCTGTGCGCTCAGGACGATATGAAGCCCTCTGTTGCTGGTATGGCATTGGCTTTTGGAGTTGATAGAACGACTCTATGGAAATGGGCAAATGGAGTGGATAGTAAGACTTTGCCCCCGGAAAGCCGCAACCTCGTTAAAAAGGCGTATCAACTTTTGAATGCTCAGATGGAAAACTATATGCAGAACGGGAAGATCAATCCGGTCGCCGGTATCTTCCTGATGAAGAACAACATGGGCTATGCGGACAAGCAGGAGGTCGTGCTGACACCCAGCCAGCAGCTCGGAGATCAGGTTCCCGCCGAGGATTTGGAGAAGAAGTACCTCGAAGATGTAGTGGGTGCGTCCAGCGACTATGACCCGGAGGACTGAGCGACTTTCACGACTTTTGCGACTATGGCTTACGACTATGCCGAACGACTTTGCGACTTTCGCCCGAACGACTTTGCGACTTTCCGGCGAGGGTCTGCGACTTTGACAGAGCTGCCGATCTCCCCACGGGGTCGGCGGCTTTTCCTTTCCCCGGCTGATCTGCGGCGGGTTCCACCGGGGCGGCGTGGGCGCTGCCGGGGTTCCGGCCTGATCTGAAATGGAAACATTTTTCACCCCTTTATATTGTATAGCTGCCGTATTTACGAAAAATCTTGATTTTCTTTTATATTTACACTTGACAAGTAAATGCAAATATGCTATCTTGTATTTACCGAAAGGCAGTAAATGCAAATTGAATTTTGAAAGGGGCTTATATCATGAAAAAGATTTTTGATTTACCCGTTTGCGGTTATGACCGGGCAAAAAGTTTTTACGGAAAAGCAAAAGTTATTGAAACGGATAACGGCGAAAAAGTTTTGCAGTCCTATAATACTGTTGTTTGTCGTATCACGGCGGCGGGGCGGTTCATTCGTATGTGGGGCGGCTATTCCGCTACTACAATGCGCCATGTAAATAGTTTTCTTTCATTCTATGATATGAACGGCGGCGGGAAATCGTGGTGGGATATGCAGCCGGTAGAAACGGAAAAGCCGAAAGCGGCGGATATGACCCCCGCCGAAAGTTTGAAAGCCATGTATAACCGCCGTTCCGCTAACAGTGTGAATTATTGAAAGGGTGTATATTATGAAAAGAAAAGAGTTTATCGGAAAATTGACCTATTACGAACGCTTAAATTGTTCTTATTATGGAAACCCTCGTTTTTATGGAGAATTTACAAGCGAAAGTGGGGAAATGTTGATAGGAAAAACCGCTGTAAATGCGGCTTGCGCCTATGGTTTTTTGAATTATCAAAACGAACCCCGAAAAATTATCTATCACGCCACCCGGAACGGAAATATCATTTTTGATTATATTACAGTTTTGAAAGGGGCGGCGGATCATGAATAAAAGACAGTATTGTGAAAGCCGGGAAAGTATCGCCTATTATAGCGGCTTGAATGGCCTTGAAATTAAAGGCATTGAATATGGCATTGACAATTATGTTTATTGCGTTTCCGGGGCGTGGGGCGGTGGCAAAGCGTTTCACCGGTGCAAGATACAGTATACCCGAAGCGGAGCGGCTTTTTTCCGGGTGTATGGGTATAGGGTTCTACTTGATGAATGTATTAGAATGGGGGTTTAATTATGAATTACATTTTCAAAACAACGGCAACAATGAAAGAATACAATAATAAAAAGTGGTACATTGACGGCGGTATTGTTTCGGATATGCACATAGATGCGGATAGCGTGGAAAATGCGCTTGAAATTTACCGGGAACGGGTGGAAGAAAAGCATTGTATTACCATTTCCAAAAATGCCATTAAAAACAAGTCGGAAATGTTCGTTGATCTATTAGACGGGGGCGCAAAACAAGTTGGATATGTTATCACGGGCAAAACAGAGTTTGACAAGGGCGATTATACCGGATACAGCACACAATATATTGATCTGTGGGTAACAATTCTAACCGTTGTTGATACGGTATTTTAATAGGGCGGTGAAAGCGTGTATATTATTCTTTTGCTGCTTTTGTTGCCGGTGCAAATCCTGATTGAAATATTGAAATTGAATAAGTGAACGCCGCCCCGGTGCTATTCCGGGGCGGTTATTTTTTGCGCTTTTCGGCCTGATTTGGGCGGCGTGAATGGGTGACGGGGGCGGGGGATATGCCAGCAGCAGCGAGGGCGGGGTGAGCCGAAAAATACCCGCAAAAAATAAAAAGGTTTATTTACACTTACCTATTGACAATTACATTTACTTATGCTATCTTATATGCAAGAGGTGATCTTATGATGACATTCAAAAACGCAATCGGCTATATCCGAGTCTCCACCGAGCGACAGGCCGATGATGACAAATACGGTATCGAGGTTCAGAAGCAGGCCATTCTTCTCTACGCCAACGACAACGGCTATAACATCGTAGACTGGAAGGTCGATGAAATCAGCGGTGCGAAAGATGATCGTCCCGGTCTGAACGAAATCCTTTATGGGGACGATGTAAGCAATCCTCCCTATGAAGCGGTGATCGTATTCAAGAATGACCGTGTGGCTCGTGATACCAAGCTGTACTTCTACTACCTGTATGTGCTGGAAAAGAAGAATATCAAACTTCTGAGTACGCAGGAGAGCTTTACAGAGGGTAGCGAGTTTGCCAACATCTATCGTGCGCTGTTACAGTTCGTGGCAGAGCAGGAGAGAAAGAACATCGCTCTGCGAACCGGCAAGGGTCGTTCCATTAAGGCTTCCTGTGGTGGGTACAGCGGTGGTCGCCGTCCTTACGGATACAAGGTGGTTGATGGTGTTCTCACCATTGACGAGCAGGAAGCTCCTATCGTGAAGTTCATCTTCGAGAAGCACGAGGACGGCGTTTCCATGCTGGGTATCACGGAGCTGCTGGAAAAGGCAGGATACCAGACCCGTTCCGGCAAGCGGTTTCAGGTGTCCACCATCAAGAGTATTCTTGGCAACCGCCCTCTGTATGAGGGTATGTATAAATACGGCGACATGAATTGGGTCAAGGGTGTTCATGAGCCGATTTTGAAGGGAGCGGGGGAGGAATGAAAAAGATGGCATGGCTGATAGGGCTGGCGGTCATCGTGGTCTTCTTTCTGGTCGGGTGTTCTAAGAAGGACTCGGCTGAACCTGTTGCGTGGGACTCGGCTCTTTCCGAAGCCGGGTTCACCGATGACGAGATTGCAAGCTATCAGGAAGTGTTTGACACCGTAGGGGTGACTGATTTCCACGATGTTTCTATCGTAGATAATGACCCGATGACCGTGATTTGTGGTAAAATCTATGACAGCGAGGATTTACAGCTCAATGTGACGCTGGAAAATCGCCAGATCATCTATGTAGAGCTAGCAGGTATCCCTGATACCAAGACCCAAGCCTATTTCAACTGGCGTGGCAAAGTGAAATGGAAAACAGTGCACACGATAAAAACAGTTGAGTTGTACTCTGACACCGAGGGCGGCTATTTAGGGGTTCTGGATTGGGACAATAAGACAATTTCGGAGTATGAGGACTGACACCATGAGGTTTTTTCTCAATGTAATCGGATATTTTCTGATAATCAGTTCTATTTTGCTGATTCTGGCGTTTGTAATACCGAAAATTCTATAATTGGCTTCTGCGAGGGCAGGAGTGACAGCCACTACGGGCTATCTGTGTAGAAATACACGGGTAGCTCGTTTTTTTTGTTGGAAAGGAAATGCACATGAATTATGAAAAACTCTCCGGCTCTATCCGAGCCGTGATCGACCGCCGACCGGGAGATAACGGGGCGTACAGCGACCTTTTTTCTCTATGCCGGGAGTGGGAAACCGAGGATTTCTCGGCGGCACATAAGGTGAACAAGGAGCTGCTGGCACTCTCCGCAGATCAGGTAGTCCATGGCGGCGGGGCGAAGTTCTATGAACAGTGGCGGCGGTGTCTTCTCTTTGAAGCGCCCCATGATTTTGACTCCTTCATGACCTACATTGAACTCGACCGCAAGCCGGAAAAGCGGTTTTATGCGCCCCGCAAGCACTATCTCAGACCGATGGTGCAGGGGTTCCAAGATGTTCTGGACGGGAAGCTGCGCCTTTTGACGATCTCCATGCCGAAACGAGCGGGTAAGTCTCAAACGGGTATCAATTTTGTGAATATGATCTCTGGGAAGTTTCCTGACCGCTCGACCCTGATGGAAGGGACAGGCGATGACCTTGTAAAGAGCTTCTACAATGGTTGTCTGGAATACCTGACAGTCCCCAACGAGTATCTGTTCTACGATGTGTTCCCGGACGCACGGCTGGTACAAACCAATGCCGACACGAAGACGGTGAACCTGAAAAGCAAGTCCCGTTTCCCCACCATCATGTGTCGTTCCATTGACGCTCGACAGGTGGGCTTGTCCGAAGCCACCAATGTTCTCTACCTCGATGACTGTGTGGAAGGTCGTGAGGAAGCGAAGAACCGCCAGCGGCTTGATGACAAGTGGGAAGTGATCTCCGGCGACATTATGGGTCGTGCCATTGAAGGTACGCCGATGGTCTTCACCGGCACCCGCTATTCCCTGTATGACCCTATTGGTCGTGTGCAGGAACACGCACAGCGGGAGGGCTGGGCTTGGAGAGCGATTGAGATACCCGCCCTCGATCTTGTGACGGACGAGAGCAATTATGAATACGAGCGGGAGGGCAAGAAGGTCTTTACCACCGCCTACTTCCGGGAACAGCGGGAACTTCTGAGCGCAGAGCAGTTTGAGAGTGAGTTCCAGCAGCAACCTTTTGAAGCGAAGGGTCTACTGTTCAACAAGGACGAGCTGAACTACTTCTTTGAGCTGCCGAAAGACCGTGACCCGGATACCATCATCGCCGTTGGCGATACGGCGGAAAGCGGCTCGGACTCGACCTCCATGCCGGTGGCGATGATATACGGCAATGCTGTGTATATCGTTGATGTGGTCTTTGATGACTCCCCCGCTGAGGTGACGAAGCCGGAATGTGCCAAGTGCCTGATCGACAACAAGGTTGCTTCCGCCGTCTTTGAGTCCAACAATGCCGGTCAATATTATGCCAGAGATGTTGACCAGATTATTCGTGAGCGTGGGTACTCTGTTGGTATCCGCACGAAGCGCACGATCTCCAATAAGCAGACCCGTATCGAGTTCGCTTCCGACAACATCAAGAAGAACTTCTACTTCAAGCACCCCTCCACCTACAAGCGGGGCAGTCAGTATTGGAACTTCATGAAGGAAGTGACCACCTACACCCGCTCCGGCAAGGTTCCGCACGATGACGCTCCTGACTCCCTCTCTCTGTTGGAGAACGAAATCCGTATGCTGTCCGGGGGCAAGGTGGAGGTTTTCAAACGGCCTATTTGAGTCCTTTACTTTCACTGTGGCGAATGGTATAATTAAGAATTTGCTGTTGACGAGCATTGGAGAGTTTGATACAATGATAAGAGATAAAATAGGTAGAGGGGAGGTATTCTGTCTTGGGCTGTTTCGGTCGTAAGAAAATCTTTACCGATGTGACGGAGATTACACGGGACAATGTTCTGAACGTGCTGAGAAAGGCACTTATCACACATTGGTCGAACAAAGCGGATATGGAATATCTCTATGCCTACTACAAAGGCAGACAGCCGATTTTGAACCGTAAAAAGGAAGTCCGCCCTGAGATTCAAAACAATGTGGTCGAGAACCGTGCCAATGAGATCGTGTCCTTCAAGGTCGGCTATCTGATGGGGGAACCCATTCAGTATGTCAGCCGAAGCGATGATAAGATGGTTGCCGACAAGATCACCACTCTGAACGGCTACTGTCTTTCCGAGGATAAGGCGGCAAAGGATAAGGAACTGGCAGATTGGTTTCACATCTGCGGCACGGCATACCGCATGGTGCTTCCTGACAGCGAGTTTGAGAAGGAAAGTGATGAAGCTCCCTTCGAGATTTACACCCTCGACCCTCGGTTTGCTTTCGTGGTGTATGCCAATTCTATCGGGGAACCGCCCGTAATGGGTGTGAAGTACATTCAGCGGTCGGACGGTGCGGTGATTTACAGCATTTATACGAAAGACCGCTATTTCGAGGTTGAAAACCAGAGTATGATCGTCCGGGAAGAAGCCCAGTCGCTCGGTATTCCCATCATCGAATACCCGGCGAACAACGCTCGGTTGGGTGCTTTTGAGATCGTTCTTCCCCTGTTGGACGCTATCAATACGGTGGACAGCAACCGTCTTGACGGTGTGGAGCAGTTCGTTCAGGCGCTCATGCTGTTTCACAATGTGGATATTTCCAGCGATGATTTTTCCAAGCTGCGGGACGAGGGTGCGCTCAAGTTCAAGGACATCGACCCGCAGTATAAAGCGGAGATCAAGTATCTGACCTCCGAACTGAACCAGAGCCAGACACAAACGTTGGTCGATCACCTCTATAACACGGTGCTGACGATCTGCGGTATGCCAAACCGCAACGGTGGTTCTTCCACCAGCGATACCGGCTCTGCGGTCATCATGCGTGACGGTTGGTCGGCAGCGGAAGCCAGAGCTAAGGACTCCGAGCTGATGTTCAAGCTCTCCGAAAAAGAGTTCTTGAAGCTGGTTCTGCATATCTGTTCCGATCTGAGTGATCTGGAATTGAAGCTGTCGAACGTGGAGGTTCGCTTTACTCGGCGCAATTATGAAAATATTGCTCAGAAAGCGACCGTATTGACCACTATGCTCAGTAATCCCAAGATTGCTCCCGTTCTGGCCTTTACCCATTGCGGTATGTTCTCCGACCCGCAGCTTGCCTACCGTATGAGTATGGATTATGCTGAGGAACAGGAGAAAAAGGCCGCTGAACTCGCAAGCAAGCAGAAGGAGGTTAATCCTGATGGAAAAGGAAATCCGCCTGACCCCGGAAGTGGTCAGGAAGATTGAGGAAATCTTGACTACGGGAAAGACCGTTGAGATCGCCGAGCGGCATGAGAAGGTGGTTGTTTGGGCGGTCAGCAGCAAAAAGAAATATGAACAGCCTATCGCATAGGCGGTAGGGACAGCCATTACGGGCTACTGATACCGAAAAGGTATTGGTAGCCCTTTTTCTTTTGGTTTAATCGCCGTAAGGCGTTGAATAGGCAGAGAAGCCTTAAATCACAAAACGGAGAGAACCGTAAACACAAAGGTATAGTGCGGAGATGCACTCTAAAAAGCGCAGAAAGGAACGATTGTATGGCAAAGATTGATGTTTCCACCATTGAGGGCTTTGCGGATATGACCGCAGAGCAGAAAGCAGAAGCCCTCGCAAACTACGAGTTTCCCGACCCTGATTATACCGGCTATGTGAAGAAAGATGTTTTTGACAAGACTGCTTCCGAGCTTGCGTCTTGGAAAAAGAAGCACAATGAGCTGCTTTCTGAGGAAGAACGCAAGAAGCTGGAAAATGAGCAGATGTTCGAGGAAATGAAGAACAAGCTGGCGGGATTGGAAAAGGAGAAGACCGTTTCCAGTTACAAGGCGAGTTTCGCCGCACAGGGTTATCCTGAGCCGCTGGCGACCGAAGCCGCTACCGCTATGGCGAACGGTGAGATGGATAAGGTCTTTGCCGCACAGAAGACGTTTCTGGAACAGTATGAAAAAGATGTGAAAGCCAAGGTTCTGAAAGAAACCCCCAAGCCCCCTGCCGGTGGCAAGGGCGGCGAGATGACCAAGGCTGATTTTCTGAAACTCGACACCAAAGCCCAGTTGGAGTTCATCAAGGAACATTCTGACTGGCAGACAATTTTGAAGTAATTATGGAGGTAAAACATTATGGCTACCTATCTCGGTTTCCCGTTTGACCCTGAGCTGTTTAATTACAACTGGGCAAACGCAAAAGACCCCACCCTGACCGCCATGTTTGAGAGCGGCGCTGTCGCCCCGAACGCAGAGCTGGCACGGCTGATCGCCAACGGCTCTGACTTCTACACCCTGCCCTTCTACAAGATCATCGGCGGCACTCCTGAGAACTACGATGGCGCAACCGACATTACCCTGACCGACCCCGCTGGCGGCGCTCAGAACGGTATCGTGTTTGGTCGTGCGCACGGCTGGAAGGAGAAGGATTTCATCGTTGATTACAACAGCGGTGCCGACCCCATGCAGCAGATCGTGTCTCAGGTGTCTAAGTATTGGCAGAAGCAGCGCCAGTCTATCATGCTGAAAATCCTCAATGCGGTCTTCGGCGTGACCGGCAGCGGCGAGTTTGCTGATTGGGCGAACCACATCACCGACCTGTCTTCCGCTTCTACCACCGTTGCGGACGCTAACAAGATGGGCGCTACCACCATCGGTGACGCTATCCAGAAGGCCGTGGGCGACAATCAGGACGCTTTCCAGCTTGTGTTTATGCACAGCAAGGTCGCCACGAACATGGCTGGCCTGAAACTGCTGGAATTCCTCAAGTACACGGACGCAAACGGCGTGGAGCGCCCCCTGCGTATCGGCACGGTGAACGGCATGACCGTGATTGTGGACGATGGCTGCCCCACTACCGCCGCTACCAGCGGCGATGGTGCCAAGGCGGCAACCTATACCACCTATGTTCTCGGTCTGGGTGCTATTCAGTATGCCCCCGCTCCCGTGAAGGTTCCTTCTGAGCTGACCCGTGACGCTCTCAAGGGCGGCGGTTATGACGCTCTGGTGACTCGTATCCGTGAAACCCTGCACCCCAACGGTTTCAGCTTCACCAAACCCGCCAGCGGCTACACCGCTTCTCCCACGGACGCTCAGCTTGCGGCTACCGCCAACTGGTCTATCGTGGCTGACCCCAAGACGATTGCTCTGGCGAAGATCATCACCAACGGTTAAGGAGGTTCACCATGTTCTATGTTTCTGACGGAAAAGTGTATGTGAGGGAGGGAAATCACTTCCGTAACGTAGGCTTTACCGCAAAGGACAAGGTGATTACTCGGCGTGAACTGGAAAGTACCTCTGTGGTGATGGGTACGGTGGTTGCTGATACTCTCGACAACCCCGTAGCCCTCACCCGTGAGGAAATCATTACCAAGTTCAATCTGTCCGAGAAAAATCCCATCCCCGTTATCAAGAAATCCCGCAAGAAGTCCGAGGAACCCGCTGAGTGATAGGAGGTGGAAAGCATGACGGACGCTGAGAAGTTGAAAATGGTGAAAGCCATGACCGGCGAGACAGACGAGGACACGCTTTCCACCTACCTTTCTATCGCCGGAAACAAGGTGTGCCGCAAGGCATATCCTTTTGACCCCACCGTGACCGCTGTTCCTGACCAGTACGCTCACATTCAGGTGGAGATCGCAGTGTATCTGCTGAACAAGCGGGGAGCCGAAGGGCAGACCGCTCACAGCGAGAACGGTATTTCCCGCTCCTATGAAGACGGCGATGTGCCGCCTACGCTGCTGAGGGACATTGTTCCCTTTGCCGCTGTGATGGGAGGTTGAGTGCATGAGAACGCTGAACCGCAACAAATCGCCCTTCTGGTATCTGCTGTATGACCACAAGGGGCCTGCAAAGGACGAGTACGGCAACGAAACCGGCGAGGAACTGGTGGTTTACAAGCCTGCCGTGGCGATGAACGCCAATATCTCGGCGGCGACCGGCTCCGCTCAGGTGGAACAGTTCGGTAATTTCGCAGGGTACGACAAGGTGATCGTTACCGATGACCTGAGCTGCCCCATTGACGAGAATACCGTGTTGTTCATCGACAAGGAGCCGCAGTATGACGAGGACGGGAAACCGCTCTACGATTACATGGTCAAGCGGGTCGCCAAGTCCCTTAATTCCATTTCCTATGCGGTCAGTAAGGTGACGGTATCGTGAGTCAGACAATCAATGTTCCGCTTTCTATTCCTGCTTACGATAGCTTAATCCGAAAAATTGAGGATTTAGGAAATTGGCAATCTGACCGTGCAATAGTTTTTGCTGATCGGTTAGCGCAAGAAGGAATGGAAATTGCTTCTGTCAAGTTCTCGCAGGCCGTTTATGACGGCACCAACGATGTTTCCGTGACCGTGGAATCCCGTGGGAACAATGTTCGAGCGGTGGTGGCGACAGGCGGGGCTACCCTGTTCATTGAGTTCGGCACAGGCGTGACCTACCCGGACAATCACCCGGAAGCAGGAGAACTCGGTATGAAGCGTGGCGAATACGGTCAGGGTCACGGCAAGCAGCACTCTTGGGGTTATTACGGCGACCCCGGCACGAACGGAGTGCTGAAAGAAAAGAAGAACGGCGGGTTCGTGGTCATCACCCACGGCAATCCCGCCAATATGCCGATGTATGAAACGGTAAAGGAGCTGCAAGACCGGCTCACGGAGATTGCGAAGGAGGTGTTTTCATGATTGATGTGGAGAGTCAAATCTACACGCCGATTGCGGAAGCCCTGAGAGCGCAGTTTCCCGGTATCTTGGTCAGCGGCGAGTATGTCAACGCCCCTACCCGTTTCCCCTATGTGAGCTTGGTGGAGCAGGATAACTACACCACGGAAGCTCACATGGACAGCGGCGATACGGAGAGGTTCGCTACGCTGATGTACGAGGTGAATATCTACTCCGATAAGGCAGGCGGTAAGAAATCCGTTTGCCGAAAAATCATGAGGTTTGTGGACGATCTCATGTACGCCAAGAATTTCCGGCGTACTTCTCTGTCCCCGGTTCCCAATTTGGAGAACGCAACAATTTACCGTCTGGTTGCCCGATACAAGGCTGAAACGGACGGAACCACTCTTTATAGGAGGTAAATGAAATGGCTATTTCCACCTACAAGGTTTTTCTGATGAAGAAAGCCGACACTGGTGAACAGTGGAGCAAGCTGATCGACATTAAGGAGTTCCCTGACCTCGGCGGCGAACCCGAAATGCTGGAAACCACCACCCTGAGCGACAATATGCAGACCTACATCGCCGGTATCCAGTCTCTCGATGGTCTGTCCTTCACCGCCAACTACACGCTGGCTGATTTCCAGACCCTCAAGGCTTTGGAAGGCAAGAAGGCCAGCTATGCGGTCTGGTTTGGCGGCACCGAGAGCGATGGCACTGTTACTCCCGATGGCTCTAACGGCAAGTTCAGCTTTGACGGTGAGCTGTCCGTGTATCCCGTTGGCGGCGGCGTGAACGAAGTGGTGAACATGAACATCACCATCGCTCCTTCCACCCCCATCACTTTCTCCGCAACCTAAGACACCAACAATCGCCGTATTGATAAGGAGGATTTATCATGGCAAAGCAGTTGACGATCAATGACCCTACTACCGGCGTGACCTACACGCTGGAATACACCCGCAAGACCGTTGAAGCAATGGAGAAGAACGGCTTTGTTGCTGCCGATGTGGAGCGCAAGCCTATGACCCTGCTTCCGGCTCTGTTTGCCGGTGCGTTCCTCGCCCATCATCGGTTCGTGAAGCGTGATGTGATCGACAGCATTTACGCTCGTATGAACCACAAGGACGAGCTGATTGCCGCTCTGGTAGAGATGTATAACGACCCCCTGCTGAGTCTGCTGGACGATCCTGAGCAGGAGGGCAACGAGGGAAACCTGAGCTGGAAGACCGGCTGGTAAGCGACCGATCTTCCAGAAGTGAGGGGGGCGGCGGCGACCATCGCCCCGCTCCCCTTCTCGCTTACACGCCAAAGTTTTATGAGGTTTTTCCGTACTATCTTTCCATCGGCATGACCTATGAGCAGTTTTGGGAACAGGACTGCGAATTGGTGAAGTATTACCGAAAGGCGGCGCAGATCAGGCAAGACCTGAGAAATCAAGACGCTTGGCTCCAAGGAGCTTATTTTTACGAAGCTCTTATTGATGCTGCCCCGGTTCTTCGTGCTTTCGCCAAGAAAGGAACCAAGCCCACGCCGTATCGGGAAAGCCCCTATGAGCTGTTCAGTCGGCAGGACAAGAAACAACAGAAGCAGCTTCAAGAAAAACACGATGACCAAGCCAAGGCATACATGGAAGCCTTTATGGTATCGGTCAATAAGAAATTTCAAGAGAAAGGTGGTGGCGTAAGTGGCTGACAATGTGGAAATTCAGGGGTTGGAGTTTCAGATCGTCAATGACAGTACGCAGGCGGTCGCAGGGCTTCAAAACCTGATTAACACGCTCAATCGTTTGAAAACCGCTACCAACGGCGGCGCAACGGGTCTGAGCAAGACCGCTCAGGGTATTCGGGAGCTTTCCAATTCTCTGAAAGGCTTGAACAGCGGTGACGCTTCGCAGAAGATCACCCGGCTTACCAATGCGCTGACCGCTCTGAGTCAGGTTGGAAATGTGAAGATTTCTTCCTCCATCGCCAACCAGCTCACGGCAATCAACACCGCTCTCGCTGGCCTGAAATGGACGGACGGCGACAAGTTGACTTCCCTTGCCAACGGTTTACGCCCTCTCTCTGAGTTGGGTAAGGCTAATATGACCACCTTTATCAATCAGCTCTCCAAGCTGCCGAAGGTGATCGAGGATTTGGAAGCGGCGGACATTGACAAGTTCACACAGCAGATGACCGCTCTTGCCGCCGCCATGAAGCCTTTTGCCGATGAAATGCAGAAGGTGTCCAACGGCTTCTCGGCGTTTCCGTCCAAAATTCAAAAGCTGATTACCAGCACGGAGAAATACAACGCTTCTGCCCGTAAAGCAACCTCCACTACCGGGAAGTTCACAAGCGGATTGAAAGCGTTGAATGTCGCCGCTGTTGCAATCACTTTCCGCAAAATCGGACATTTCATCGCACAGGCGGTCACGGAGTCCAACAAGTATCAAGAAGACCTGAACCTGTTCACGGTTGCCTTGGGGCAGTATGCCGCCGAAGCTCAGAACTACGCTGAAAAGGTATCCGATGTTATGGGTATCGACCCGGCACAGTGGCTCCGCAATCAGGGTGTTTTCAACACGCTGTTGACCGGCTTCGGTGATACGGCAGAACGAGCGCAGCTCATGAGCCAAAACCTGACACAGCTCGGCTACGATATTTCTTCCTTCTTCAATATTTCCATTGAAGACGCTATGCAGAAGTTACAGTCCGGTATTTCCGGCGAGTTGGAACCTCTGCGGCGCTTGGGCTACGATTTGTCGCAGGCACGGTTGGAGCAGACCGCTTTGAACCTTGGTATCAAGGAAAGCGTTGCAAATATGACGCAGGCAGAAAAAGCCGAGCTGAGATACTACGCCATTATGACTCAGGTAACGACCGCTCAGGGCGATATGGCGAGAACGCTGGAAGCTCCCGCAAACCAGCTTCGTATTTTACAGGCACAGCTTACACAGGCCGCACGAGCGATCGGTAACATCTTCATTCCCGCACTGAACGCAATTCTTCCCTATGCAATCGCTGTTGTTCAAGTCATTCGGGAGATCGCCAATGCCCTTGCCAACCTTGCGGGGTTCAAGCTAACCGATGTGGACTATTCAGGAGTGAATAGCGCTGCTGTCGGCGCTGGGTCTTTGGCTGATAATCTCGATGACGCTGCCGGTGCTGCCAAGAAGCTGAAACAGTACACCGCAGGCTTTGACGAGCTGAATGTCTTTGCTCCAAACACGGGAAGCGGTTCCGGGGCGGGTGCTGGTGGCGCAGGCGGATTTGATTTCGATTTGCCTACCTACGATTTCCTTGGTGACGCTGTGCAGACCCGTATCGGTGAAATCAAGAAGATGATTGAGGACACTCTCGCAGAGATCACCACGATTGTTTCCGGCTTTATGCTGGCGGTAGGTGCAATTCTGGTTGTAACCGGTGTGAATATTCCGCTGGGTGTCGGCCTGATGGCGGCGGGTGCGGTCGGCCTTGCGGCTACCGTTGGGCTGAATTGGACGGCTATGAGTAGCGAACTGGCAAGTACGCTGGCTCTCATTACAGGTGTTGTCGGCGGCTTCCTGCTGGCTCTTGGTGCAATTATGGCGTTCTCCGGGGCGAACCTTCCTCTTGGTATCGCTTTGATGGCCTTGGGTGGAGCAAGCCTTGTATCTGCCGCTGTTATCAACTGGCATAACAGCGACCGGCACCTCACTGACGCTTTGACCACCTTAACGGGAGTTCTGGCGGGTGCTTCTCTGGCGGTAGGCGCTATGTTGGCCTTTACCGGGGTCGCAACCGGGCTGGGTATTGCGCTGATGGCTGTTGGTGCTGTCACGCTTGTATCTGCCGCAGCTCTGAACTGGAACAGTATCCCGGACGCTCTGGCTTCTCCCTTGTCCAGAGTAGGATTGTTGGTCAGCGGAGCAACCTTGGCACTCGGCGCTATCCTCGCTTTCTCCGGGTGTATGCCCCTCGGTATTGCGCTGATGGCTATTGGCGCTACTTCTCTGGTTTCCGTAATGGCTCTCAACTGGAATGGCCTGAGTGATGAAATCCAGAATGTGATTGCCATTATTACCACGGTTGTATCTGTGGCGTTCCTCGCTATCGGTGCGGCACTGGCGTTCTCCGGGGCGAATATCCCGTTGGGTCTGGCTCTGCTGGCGGCGGGTGCGGTCACAATGGGTACGACTATCATGCCGAACTGGAATGACCTCTCCGACAATGTTCAGCAGAAGATCAGCATGATTACCACCGTTGTCGGCGGCGCTCTCTTGGCAGTCGGCGCTATCCTTGCTCTGAGCGGAGTCGCCCTTCCTCTTGGTCTTGGCCTGATGGCGGCTGGCGCATTGAGCCTTGGTGCCGTTGCTACCCTGAATTGGGATTTTGTTGTTAATTCCATTAAGAAAGTCGTATCGGTCATCACGGGTATTCTCAGCGGCGCATTGATCGTTCTCGGTGTCCTGCTGTGCCTGAGCGGTGCGGGTGTTGGTCTTGGCCTTGCGGTACTGGCGGCGGGTCTGTCCCTGTCTTATGCGGCATGGACACTGGACGATAACCCGATCACTCGGTTCGTCCGGCAGATGGCAAACTCCATCATTGGACTTGTGAACGGTGTCATTGACGCAATCAATGATATGTTCCACATCCAGTTCAACGGCCTGTCCGTTATGGGTATCACGCTTATTCCGGCGTTTGATATTCGATTGGTGGATATTCCGCATATTCCGTTCTTTGAAGACGGCGGCTTTCCGAACGAAGGACAGCTCTTTATCGCCCGTGAAGCGGGTGCGGAAATGGTTGGTGCGATGGGGCGCAGAACGGCGGTTGCCAACAATGACCAGATCGTTGAGGGTATCTCCGCTGGCGTATCCGTTGCCAATGACGGTGTGATCGCCGCTATCTACGCTCTGCTGAATGTCGTGGAGGAAAAGGATATGTCCGTTGTGATTGGCGACAATGAAATCGGTCATTCCTACGACCGCTACAAGGAAAAGCGTGGTCGGCAAGTATCTACTGGCGTATTCGCCAATGCCTACTAAGGAGGGCTGAGGAAATGCAGAGTTTTATCACAATCAATGGTACAAAGTTTCCTCAGCCCCGCAGGGGCTTAGAGCTGCTGTCTGCCACTATCGTAGACTCCGCCAGAAACGCCAACGGCGTTGTGGTAGGTCAGAAGGTAGGCAGAGATCAACAGAAGCTCAACAACCTCTTTTGGGGGTATCTGACGGCGGAACAGTGGTCTGCCATGTTGCAGATTTTTGACAAGAACTTCTTTGTGACAGTCACTTATCCCGATATGGTAAACAATCGCTGGACAACCAGAAAGATGTACCCCGGCGACCGCACGGCGACCCCGTACCATCTTGACCCGAACACGGGGCTTCCTGCGGACTACATCAACTGCAAAGTCAACATCATTGACTGCGGCGAACCGTTCTAAGGAGGTGTAGCCGTGAAACAGGTAAGCAACGCTTACAAGCTGTCGATGAAGTCTTTGCTCCGTGAGCAGTCCTTTGTGGAGATCACCTTCTCTCAGGTGGACACGGCAGCGGCAACAGACGGTAATTGGGTCAGCAACGGGGCGCAGAGCTATTCTGAGTTCGACACGCTGGACTACGGATATGATTATCAGGAGTCCTATGCGGCGTTGGAGCTGAACCGGTGGGCGCTGGACGGAAATACGGTTATCGTTCCTTCTTCCGGGACGATGTATGACGGCTTTGTTTCGAGTCACATGAGTAATGCTGAGGGCAAGTTCACCACCCCTGCGGTGCTGACCCGTGCTTTCAGCAATCCTCATACCTTCCCCGGTATCACTCTGACTTTTGACACCCGCTATCAGGAATGGCCTGACACCGTGACGGTTGATTTCTACCTGAATGGGGCGGTACTGGAAAGTCTGACCCTTCCCGTAGAGGGAACAGAGTTGGTCATCAACACGAAGGTCGCTTCTTGTGACAAGATCGTGTTGACGATGGGGAACACCCTCCCGTACCGCCGACCTCGGTTGCAACAGGTTCTCTACGGTGTGCAGAAGAAATTTGGAAATGATGACATTGTTTCCATCAAAGAGTCTCACGATGTAGACCCGCTCTCCCGCAGACTGCCGCAGGAAACCATGCAGTTCGTTCTTTTGGACTACGAACACAATTATGACCCGGATAACCCGAAAGGCATTTATGCCTATCTGGATAAGAAGTCACCGATTTCTCTCCGATACGGTTATATGCTTCCCACGGGCAAGGTCGAGTGGCTGAAAGCGGACAAGTATGTGCTGAACAGCAAACCGAAAGCCGCCAAAAATCAGGCCACCTTCACAGGGACAGGTCTGGTTGGAAGTCTGACCGGAACCTTCTACAAGAGTAAGCTCGGTTCCAAAAACTTCTACGACATGGCTGAGGAAGTGCTTTTGGACGCAGACCTGACGCTGACAGCGCAGGGTACGCACCCGTGGGTGATTGACCCAACCTTGAAGCAGATGTTCACTACGGCGGCGCTTCCTATTGACTCGCACATGAACTGTCTGCAACTGATCGCTCACGCCTGCCGCTGCCGCCTGTTTACAGACGATGACAATATCATTCACATCAAGCCCTTCGGCGTGACTGTGGTTGGTATTTACAGCGGCGTATGGGCGGATAACGGTCATCTATGGTACAGCGAGTGGGATACCGTTGACCGTGGCAACAAAGTCGGTAACACCTATGCGGCGTTGGAACTGAACCGCTGGACACTGGACGGTGGAGATCAGGTTATTGTTGAAGATACCAACCCTTCCGGTCGAGGGTTTATCAGCGAAGCGATGACTGCGGCAGACGGTACTTATACCACAAAGCCGACCTTCACCAAGACCTTTGATGTTTCTCACGACCTTCCCGTGTTGGCTCTCCGCTTTGATACCCCCTTGGACGAGTACCCCACCTCTATTCAGGTGAAGTATTACGCCGGGACGAAGCTGCTGGATACGCAGACTGTGAAGGGTATCACTTCTGCGGAGGTGTTTGTCAACAGCGAAGCGGCGATTGACTGCACCAAAATTGAGGTGACGATGGACGGTGGCCTGCCGTATCGCCGTATGCGGGTGAGCAAGGTCTACTACCGTGAAACGGACTTCACGCTGGACTTTGACTCGATTGATAAGGACTCTCAATCCATCGCAAAAATCGACCAGCTCAAAGCGGTGTCTGTCGCCAAGTATGCGTACACGGCGGCAAATGATACCACCAAACTTTTCGAGGGAACGACCACCGAAACTCAGCTTCATGTCGAGTTCTCTGGTCTTGCACAAGATGTTTCCATCTCTGTTTCTGGCGGCTCGTTGGTATCCTCCAACATTTACGCCAGAGCTGCGGATTTGGTGTTATCCTCCGGCACCAAAACCGTAGTCATTACCGGCAAAACTCTGTCTGAGAACTCGGTGGTCGTTTCCTATCCCGTGGCTCTCGATGGAGAAATCGACAAGGAGGAAAACCCCCTTATCACCAACGATACGATGTGCGCCGCTCTTGCCGATCAGGTGAAAAAGTATCTGCAAATGAGAAACACCTATCAGACAAAGTACCGTGGCAATCCTGAGTTGGAAGTGGGCGATGTGATTGGCTTGCAGACGCTCTACACCGATGAAATGGACGCATTGATCTTGGTGGACGAGATCACATTTAACGGCTCTCTGAGCGGAAAGTTGAAGGTGAAAGGTCTGATATGAGTATTATTGATAATCTCGTCTACGACCGCACACAGGCCGATGTAGACAGGGTTTTTACCCTGAAAAACAAAATCCTCACGGAAGGGCTTTCGAGCCTTTCCGCTGAGGAAAAGACCGAGTACATGGCTGGCATGAAGGGTGCTTACAATTACGGGGACATGAACCGTGTGGGGCAAGCGGTAGCCTATATCGCCAACCGCATGACTTCTCTCCCCGGACAGTTGGCGGCATACCGAGCGGAGAAAGGAGTCGCTGATGACCCGATCTATGAAGTTCCGTATGACCCTTCCTCGGTGGTGGTTGCGGCAAAGACAAATTGGGCGATGGGTGATACGCCCACCCAATCTCTCGTGAAAGCCTACTTGAATAACCTGACGGTTCTCCGAAAGCAGCTCACGCTTCCCCCGGACGCACCGCTGGTTCCGAGCAGTCTGGACAATCTCACTTTTTCCACGGCAAACAACATTGAATATCTCCTGTATGTCATCGACACAACACTGACCGAGGTGGAAACCGAGCTGTATTCCAAGATCGACCGCACGGTGGACGCTTTCGCCTATGTTGGTCTGTATAACTGCGGAGAGTAAGGAGGAAATTTCATGAAAGATACTGTCATCAAGGGCAACGGTAAGTCCCGTTCTATCAAGGCTCCTACCGATATGCCTGCAACCTTCGAGGAATGGCGCACACAGCTTCTTGCTGGAACCGCCACCCTCGACATTGGTCTGAACGCCGCAGGCTGTGATGTGGTCGGCACAGCCATGAGCAAGGCCAATCTGCTGTCCGATACCACCAAGTCGGCACTGGAACTGAGCGGCAGCGACCCCACGGTGAATGACGCTCTGTATGCTCTGAGCCAGAAGGGTTCTCCCGCCGAAGTTCATGTCATGGCAGACAGCGGTACAACCGTTACCATGAGCAAGGGGGGTAAAACGCTGACCGCAACGGCACAATCGAATGGTTATGCCGTGCTTTATCCGACCGAGCTGGGTGATTGGACTATCGTGTATGTTTTCGATGGTAGTCAGAAGACCAGAGTTTATACGCTGGAAGTCATCGGTATCGTGTATATTTATCCCTTTGTGGTGGGTGACACTTTGAACGATACCACTTGGGACAATATCGCAATCGTGTCTAAATTGGGAAAGGCACAAGATTATTGGAAGGTAGGCGACACCAAAACGGTTGCCGTTAATGGGGTCAATTACCAGTTCCAGATCATCGGTTTTGACCACGATACTCTGACCACCGCAGACGGTAGCCGCACCAAGGCTGGTATCACTTTCCAGATGGTCGATTGTTTGAACACGACCTATTCCATGAATGGCTCCAATACAAATAGCGGCGGTTGGAATGGTTCCACTATGCGTACCTCCACAATGGCAACGCTGCTGAACCAGCTTCCTGCTGCTTTGAAGAATGTTTTGAAGTCTGTAAACAAGCTGTCTGGCACAGGCGGCGGGTCTACTTCTGGAACGCAGACCACCCATGACAAGCTGTTTCTTTTGTCCGAAGTAGAAATCTTCGGCACTACAACTTATTCTGTACCCGGCGAAGGTACTCAATATGCGTATTACAAAGCCGGAAACAGCAAGGTCAAAAAGGTCAATGGTTCTGCGAACTACTGGTGGGAGCGTTCTCCTTATTCCGGCTCCACCAACAACTTCTGTGATGTGAACGGCAACGGCAACGCCAACCGTATCAGCGCCAGCAACTCCTTTGGCGTGTCCTTCGGCTTCTGCGTTTAATCCTCGGTTTCATCAACACCAATCCCGCCCCGTCAGGGGCGGTGTAAGAAAGGAATGTTGGCGTGTCAGTCATCAAAGCTATGCGTGGCGAAAGCTCCATGCAGTTTATCGAAACCGCCAGACGGTTAGAGCTTCACGCTTTCTCCGTCTGCACCAAGGCTCCTAAAAGATACGCACCTCTGCTGACAAACCGTATCTTCGAGCTGGCTTCCACGGTTCACGAGGAAGTCCGAGCGGCGAACAACATCTACCCGCACAATCAGCATGAAGCGCAAATGCGGCGAGATCACCTGATTAACGCCAACATCGCCCTTCAAAATCTCAGCCCGAAGCTGACTTTGCTCTATGACGCTATTCTTCAAAACCCTGAAAAATGTCCGTGGATTGACCACGCCATGAAGGAATTTGGAGAGTACATCACGGACGAAGCACAGCTTATCTCCAAGGTTCGGAAAGCTGACCACGAGAGGTATAAAGACCTCCCGGCATGAGTTTTTCATTGGGTCAAGCCCTGTAATTGTTACCGTTTCTGCGAACAACTGGTGGGAGCGTTCTCCTAATTCCGGCAACACCAACAACTTCTGTAATGTGAACAACAACGGCAACGCCAACAATAACAACGCCAGCAACTCCAATGGCGTGTCCTTCGGACTCTGCAACTTCGCATAGGTCAGTCGTAGTAACCCCTTTGGGCGAAATCAGTACCTTTTGCAGAGGGAGGGCTTGTTCCCGGCTACCAAGCCAAAACACCCCGTCCGATGTAGTCAGCCGGACGCTTTTTGCATGGTGAGCGATTGTACGGTAGCTCATTTCATGGCTGGTACTACAAGCAGTTAGAACCCGTACCCGACAATAAGACTGTACGGAGGGGAACCTTCTATGACAAATGAAGAACGGAGAGAAGCCCGTTATCAGCGCAGGAAAGCCAAGCGGGACGAAGCTCGTCTGCGGCGAAGCAAAGAATGTGGTGATTTCGATGAAGTCTTTTCGTTCAGACACCTTTACCTTTCCGGGAAGAAATGCTGTAAGGGTGTCTACTGGAAAAACTCAACTCAGCGGTATATCGGCAATATCATTCCAATCATCGCAAAGACCCATCGTGAACTTCAAAACGGAACCTTCAAGCACCGTGGTTTTCACGCTTTCACCATCATGGAGCGAGGGAAAAAGCGGTATATCCGATCAGTCCATATCACGGAACGAGCGGTTCAAAAGTGTCTGTGTGACTACTGCTTGGTTCCCATCTATTCGGCCTGTTTCATCTATGACAACTCAGCCAGTTTGAAGCACCGAGGTATGGACTTCGCCCTGCGCCGCATGACCTGTTACCTTCAACGGCATTACAGGAAGTACGGTCTGGAAGGAGGGGTTCTGCTTTACGATTTTCACAGCTTCTTTGACTCAGCTCCACATGATCCGCTGTTCCGTGAAGCCGACCGTAGGCTTCATGACCCGAAAATCAGGGAGCTTGCGAACAGCTTTGTTACAGACTTCGGTTCTGTGGGCTTGGGTCTTGGCAGTCAGGTGTCTCAGACAAACGCCCTCATGCTTCCCAATATGATCGATCACTACTTCAAGGAGGTCTGCCGTATCAAAGCCTATGAGCGATACATGGACGATGGTGTGGCAATCAGCCCGGACATTGATGACTTGTATCTCTGTATGGACGGGTTGAAGATCATCTGCGAGAAGTGCGGTCTGGAACTGAATTTGAAGAAGACAAGGGTCATTCCTCTCAGAGATTATTACCGCTGGTTGAAAACGAGGTTCATCATCACACCGACCGGCAAAGTTGTTCGGAAGATGAACAGGGACTCAACAAAAATCGTTCGACACAAGCTCAGAGCTTTCCGAGGAAAGCTCGACCGGGGCGAAATGACCTTGGCTGACATTCGGTGTTCCGTGGACTCCTACAACGGTCACATGAAACGAGGTCACAGCTTCAAGGTGCGGCAGCGCACCAATCAGTATTTCAAATCATTGTACGGGTTCTACCTGGACGAGAAAGGTTGGAAAAGCCATGTATAAAATCATCAAGAAGGACGCAGTTCTCGGCATTGTGAGCAATCTAACTTGGGTATGTATGCAGGAAAACGGCTGCTACGGCCTGACGACCGAGGACAATGCACAGGGTATCGCCTTAAACGGCACCGTCTACCATGTCAACGGACACCCTGAACTGGACGGTGCTGAAACGGTTTCGGTCGAAGAAGTGGACGATGGCGTTTACGCTTCCAGTCTGACCGCTCTGTTGACTGACCCGAACGACCTCCGTAATTCTGAGCAGTTCCGCAAGGCTGTTCAGATGTTCGCCAAAAGTCTTGACGAAGACTCTGCGATGGAGATTGCAACCATCTACGACCCCTATCAGGTCGGTCATGCCTATGCTGTTGGTGATTATTTCACCTACGGCGTGAACGGTGTAGGCGACCCGCAGCTCTACAAGGTGGTACAAGCGCACACTTCCCAAGCAGATTGGAAGCCTGACACACTTCCCGCTCTCTACACTCCGATTGGCCTGACCCCCTCCGGCTACCCTGTGTGGACTCAGCCCACCGGCGCTCATGACGCTTACAACAAGGGTGACATCGTGAGCTACAACGACAAGCTGTACCGCAGTCTGATTGACGGAAATGTGTATTCCCCGAACGCTTATCCTGCTGGCTGGGAAGAATACACCGGCAAGTAAAAAGGGGGCAGGACATGAGTGACGCAATTCTGGTTGCTATTATCACGGGTGGTCTGAGCCTGCTTGGTATCATCTACTCGTCCGGCAAGTCTGCCAGCAAGGTTGACGCAAAACTGGACAAGCAGCAGGCGGTCATCGAAACCAAGTTGAACGAACTGACCCGTGAAGTACGGGAACACAACAATTTTGCAAGGCGTGTACCTGTGGTTGAGGAACAGATCAAGGTCATCAACCACCGTATCGAGGACTTGGAGGGCTTTCACAAGCCTGCCTGACCCGAAAGTAAGGTGAAAAAGGTGAGTAATCGGGTCAAAATCCCTATAACTTTCTCTTAGTATGCGTGTATAAGAAGGAGTTTATAGGAAAAACGCCCGATTACTCACCTAACTCACCTAAATTAAAAATTGGAGGTAAAAATTATGCTCGAAACCATTTTGCACAACCTGACGAACATTGGCTGGGCTATGCTCATTTTCCTGTGTGCCTACCTCTCCAATGTGTCCTTTTCTCTGTATTACAACATCAAAATCCTGCTGGAACCGTTCAGCAAGGAAAAGCTGATAAACTCAGGCTTGAAGATCGCCGCTTTTGTCTGCGGTCTGACCTTGCTGTGTGTGGCTATTACCACGCTGCCGCTGTTTGCGGATATGGTCGGGTGGGAAATTCCGTCTGAGTATGTGGATATTTTCAGCAATTTGGTGATTATTGGTGCGGTACTCATGGTGTCCTGCAAGTACATCACAGAAGCATTTACGAAATTTAAGGCCATTTTGGACGCTACCAAGGAGGACAAGAGCTATGATGAAGTCAAGTGAACTGGTCGCCAAGGTCGTTGATATTGCCAAGCACTACAAGACCCTGTATGTCATGGGGTGCTTTGGTGCGCCGCTAACCGACACAAACAAGTCTCGGTATATCAAGAACCACCCCTACAACATGGCGGCAGCTCGTACCTCTATGATTATGGCGGCGACCCCTGATACCTTCGGCTTTGACTGTGTGAACCTTATTAAAGCTGTTCTGTGGGGCTGGTCTGGTGATAAAACCAAGTCTTACGGCGGCGCAAAATACGCCACCAACGGCGTACCTGACGAGGGTGCTGACACCATGATTAAGCGGTGCAAGGACGCTTCCGCTTTCGGGTGGGACAAGGTTGACCCCGGCGAAGTGGTGTGGACTACGGGACACATCGGCGTGTATATCGGAAACGGGCTGGCGGTCGAGTGTTCCCCTCGTTGGGCGAACAATGTGCAGATCACCGCTGTCGGTAACATCGGGAAGAAGAACGGGTACAATACCCGTATGTGGAAGAAGCACGGACACCTCCCCTATGTGATCTACGACAAAACCGTGACCCCCGCACAGCCCGAAACGGTCAAGCCCGTTCCTACCACCGAGGTCAAGGCGAAGGGTGTCGCACGGTCTTTCAATAAGGCTGTGGCAGGCACTTACACCGTGACCGCTGGTGCTGGCCTGAATGTCCGTGACGCTGCCGGGACGGACAGTAAAGTGCTGGTGACAATCCCCAAGGGAACCACCGTCAAGAACTACGGTTACTACACCGTTGTAAACGGCGTTAAATGGCTCTATGTGGCTTTCTCGCACAAGAGGGTAAATTATACTGGCTTCGTGCATGAACGCTTCCTGAGCCGCTGAGAGGGCTTCCTATGGGTGGTAAACGAGTGCAACCTAAGCCGAAGAAGAAAAGAATGAGAAAGCGCACGAAGTTCACGATCTTGTCCATCTTCAATCTGACTTGGTACGCTGTTGTGGTTCTGATTTTGAACGCCTGCGGTCACACAGTTGACACAGAATTGACAGTCGGCTGGTTTGCGGCTTGGACTGCCGAACTCGCCATTCTGTACGGCATTAAGGTCAAGTCAAAAGAAACTTCAGACGAGGACGCTCAGGGGTGAGAAAATGCAAGTGCTGAAAGAAATTACGCTCGACAAGGTTATCAATCTCTATGAGGGTCAAGTCGTTCACGACAAAAAGCAGCTCATTGAATGGGACGATCATCGCCGCACTCCACTCTATGAGCTGAAAGAACGAACGCTGGCTCAAGACAAGATGATCTTGGGTGCGCTGAAATGCGCCAGAGCGAACGGGTATTCTGGCGAAGAATAAAAGAAGACACTCCCTACCGATTAAGGTAAGGAGTGTCTTTTGGTTTGAACGAACACCGTTCCCCACATAATGTAGGGTTCGGATATGCGCTCAATGGTACGCCGTGAGGGATTCGAACCCCCGGCCTTCTGGTCCGTAGGTTGTCTCACGCACAAATCGGAGTCATTTCGGCTCCGATTTGTGCTTTTTACCACCGTTCGCTCG